TCAAACGTATTTACAGTCACAGGCCAATTTGACTTAGGAGCACTTTAAGGAGCAATAAATGAGTACACAACTACTATTAAGACGAGGCACGACAGCAGAAAATAACTCGTTCACAGGCGGGGCTGGTGAGTTATCTGTAGATAATAACACTAAAAATGTTAGAGTTCATGATGGCTCAACAGCTGGAGGCTTTGAGATTATGCCTTCAGGATCAATTCTACCTTTTGGAGGAGCTGCTGCTCCTAATGCTGCTTGGTTGCTTTGTGACGGTTCTGATGTTAATCGTACTACTTATGCTCGACTATTCGCTGTAATCGGCACTGCCTATGGGGCAGGTAATGGCTCTAGTACTTTTGGTCTTCCTGATCTTCGAGACCGTGTTCCTCTAGGTAAAGGCTCTAATAACTCTACACTAGGTACAGAGACTGGTTCCGCCGCTGCTTCTTCTGTTATCACTAATGCCACAACTAATACAGGCACTGGCACAACTGGGACAGCTAACACAGGTACAGGTAACACAGGAACAGGAACTACTGCAGAAAAAACAAGTCTTGTAACGGTGGCTAATGATACGGCTACTGGGACCACTGGTACTGGAACTACTGGCACTGCAACTACAGGTGCAGGCACAACTGGATCAGAGGGTGATGGCGACCTAACAGTACCTACAGCTACCTTTGCTTCTTCTGCTAAGGACTCAGCAACTGCCACTGCTGTGACAGGTGTTACTCAGGCTGCGCATACACACTCTGTCCCTGGATTATCAATTCCCGGTCTTTCTATCCCAGGGTTATCGATACCTGCTCTGACAATTCCTGCATTGGCTGTCGCTGATCACGATCACTCTATACCAGCCTTGTCAATCCCTGCTCTCAGCGTACCTGGACTCTCTATTCCTGCACTAAGCATACCTGCTTTAACAACAACCTTGCCTAGCAGTGTTGTTAATTATATAATCAAGATATAACTGTTAATGGAGGTTTAATTGATTACTTACACAGTAAAATTCAAAAGACAAGGATCTTGGACTTTTGAAACACTTAAAGGTATAAAAGAAGACGGAATTAATGAGGGTGCTCAATCTCGATTTTTTATTCTACAAGATGATTCTAGGGTAGAACTACCTGTATCGTGTTATTTTGTTTTTAGTAAAGAGCGTTACGAATTAATCACACAAATAAGACATAAAGAAGCTTCGCAATCCGCTGGTTCAGGAGTTCCAGGAGTACCTGCGTCACCAGGTGCTAACTAATGTCCCCAGTTAAGATTGAGAACGCCTTAACACCTGATACTTGCGATTTTCTTGTGAAGTTTGCTAAAGAAAATCCAAAAGCTTTTATAAACGATGCTCAAGTCATAGGGCAGTTTAAAAACAAAACACTCAGTTATAAAATACTACATCGAAATATGCAAGCACCGTTTGGTAGTATTGAACGAGCTCTAAACTACGCTCGATTTTTAGGACAAACTTATATATATAAAAATTTTGGTGAACTAGCTTTTCCCGATAATACCGAATTGACCTTCTGGAATCCCGGTGATATGATGAGTGTACATTCTGATAATTCGTGGCAAGAAGATGCTCCTGATCATGTGAAAGATACGGAACACCCAACAAACTATAGAGACTATTCTGTAATATTTTATTTAAATGATGATTATGAAGGTGGTGAAATATATTTTCCTGATCATGATATAGAAATTAGTCCTAAAAAAGGGATGGCGGTAGTATTCCCTTCTAATGGTGATTACAATCACGGAGTTAAAGAGATAAAAAATAGCCAGCGATTTACCATTCCCGTATGGTACTCTAAACAGTTGGTTTATGCGGAGTAGTAATGGAACAAACAACCAGAGAATTAGACCGAGTACAGACTGAGTTAGACAGACTTCATGAACGCTCTCAATCTAATAAAGCCAACATCTCTGCACACGAAGCAGTCTGTGAAGAGCGTTATGCGCAGATCATTAATACGTTAGCTTCTTTATCGTCTGAAATGAGTGTGATGCATAAAAAACTTAATGATGTAAATAATTTAGCCTCTCAAGGCAAAACATCTTTACGAACACTTTTGTGGTTAGGAGGCGTTGTCGGGGGCGTCATCACTATTATTTCTCTTCTTTATGGTATGTTTCCTAAATAATGTCAGACACATTCTTTCGATTAAATATAGATAAATTATTGACTAAGCTACCCACTCCCGTTCAATTTAATGAATCCCAAAAAGCTATGATCGAAGGACTAAACGAGAGCAGATTTTTCGTTCATATCGCTGCACGCCGTACTGGTAAGTCTTATGCAGCAGCTATTTTAGCTTTTGCAAAGCTTTTAGAGCCCGGACAACAAGTAATGGTAGTGGCTCCTAATTTTTCACTCTCATCTATTATCTGGGACTATGTTACCGATCTTATAAAACAATTAGATATTGAAGTAGATAAATTTAATCAAAAAGACAAAGTTGTTAAGTTAATTAATGGCTCTATTTTCAGACTTCTTTCTGCTAACAATCGAGACTCTCTTGTGGGTCGCGCCGCTAATCTACTTATAGTCGATGAAGCTGCTATTATACCTAATGATGAATATTTTACTAGAGATTTAAGGCCAGCACTATCTACCTTTAAAGATTCGAGATGCTTATGGATATCTACTCCTCGTGGTAAGGGTAATTACTTATATAATTATTTCTTACGAGGAGACGATCAGGAGTACGAAGAATGGGGATCTTCACTTCACAGCTGGAGATCTAACCCTTTACTTTCAGAAAAAGACATTGAAGAAGCACGTAGATCAATCACGCGAGCTTTATTTGCTCAAGAGTATGAATGTGAATGGACAACTACAGAATCACAAATATATGAAGATTTAGACGAGGCAAAACACGTAAATGATTATGTAGGAGAGCGTTTTGCAGAAGTTATTGCAGGGTTAGATGTAGGGTATAGAGATGAAAATGTATTTGTTGTAATAGGATTTGACGGTTATAATTACTTTATAATTGATGAGTACATATCTAAAGAATCAACTACTTCTGAGCTCGCTTCTGCTATTCAAGAAAAAATTGATGAATGGAATATTGACTCAATATACATAGATTCTGCGGCGCAGCAGGTAAAGGCTGACTTTGCATATGATTATGATATATATTGTGAAAACGCGATCAAATCGGTTAATGACGGTATTAACTTTGTGCAAGTTTTAATACAAGCAGATAAACTATTTTTTGATACTATGGGAGCTTCTCATACGTTTTCTTCTATGAGCTCTTATAAATGGAATCCTAATACTGAAACGCCAAAGCCCGTTCACGATTGGGCATCTCACCCATGTGATGCCGTTAGATACGCTCTCTACACACATTCAAAAATGAGTAACATATCTATCTATGCTTAATTCAAGTTTACGTGTCATAGTTTTAAGCTACAAAAGACAAAATAATGTTGCTACCATAATGAATGTTTTTAAAGAACTTTTTCCTATCACTATTGTAAATAATAATCCAGATAACCCTTACCCTTATTTTTCCCAACCTGTAGAAGTTTTGAATAATAAAAAGAATTGGTATTGCATGGAGAGATGGCACAGATGTTTTGAGTATGATGAGGAATATAAACTTATTATTGACGATGATTTACTACCTCACCCCTCCCTTGTAAAAAAAATGTTAAAACTTGATACAAACATATGCGGGATATACGGTAAGTCAAATGTTTCTAGTGCTACTTCCTATCAAGAACTTACTGATCACTGGTGCGAAGATTCCTTCGTTGATTTTTTAGTAGGATCTGTTATTCTAGTAAAACAATCTTCTCTTAATCTCATAAAAGCAGATATAGAAAAAATAGGGTATCCAGAAAGAGGCGATGATATAATAGTTTCTTACTTACTAAAGGATAAATTGAATGTCTCTCTTCTACCTACTGTATCAGGAAAAGTTATGAATCTGCCTGATGACCGCGTTGGTCTGAACAAAAATCCAAATCATTTTAAGATGAGATGGAACATACTAGAAAAATTTAAAAATAACTCTTGGACAGCTAATGAAAGTGTAGTAAAGTGAATAAATTAAAGCGCATTCCTATAAAATATATTAGAGATTTCATTAAAAAGGATTATAAACTTAGAGACGAATGTTATATTTGTGGGTCTACTGAAAGTCTAGAGCTTCACCACCTTTACAGCGTAAGTGAACTTTTTAATAATTGGTGCGATAAAAATAAAATAATTAAGATTGAAGATGTTGAGACTATAAACACTCTTAGAGTTCAATTTTCTCAAGACTGTTATTCTGATCTAAGTCATGAGAATTTGTATACTTTGTGTGCAACTCATCATAAACAGCTTCATAACATTTACGGACAAAGGTACTCAAATCACTTATCCGATAAAATAAAAAATTGGTTGAATATTCAAAGGGCAAAAAATGGCAGATGATATAAAATTAGGCTTAAGAGGTTGGGTGGCTCAAAAATTAAATCCCGCTCAACCATCAATTGCTTCCTTAGAGCCTTATGCTTCGCCAGAAACTATTGTAGATTTTGAACAAGCTTATAGAGAGATTGAAGTAGTTCACAGATCTGTTGAGATGGTTATCAATTCATGTGTTGAGTTACCCTTGATAGTTGAAGGCACTTCCCCTGCAAAAAAAGTAAATAGGATGTTGAATTACAAGCCTAACCCTTTTGAAGATAGGGTACGTATGTTTAGGCGAGCTTTTTTAGATTTCATGTTAGATGGTAACGCCTTTTTTTACTATGATGGGCAGGATTTATTCTTGCTACCTGCTAATGATGTTGAAGTAGTTCCTGACTCTCAAACTTTTGTTTCTCACTATAATTATTTAATTCATAATCAACAATCTCAAGATTTTTATGGTTTTGGAGCAGGTAAACAAACTCGTAAATCTGAATCAATACGTTTTGAACCTCATGAAATTATTCATGTCTACTCTGAAAACGAAAATTCAATTTTTCGGGGAGTATCAAAGCTAAAATCTATTCTAGGCCTTATGGAAGTTTATTATTACATGATAAAATTTCAAAGACAATTTTTTAAAAACAATGCCCTACCGGGGTTTGTTTTAACTACAGATAATATTCTATCGCAACGCGTAAAACAAAGACTCTTAGAGGCATGGCGTTCTACTTATACTACCATTTTTGATGGTGCTCGAAATCCTGCTATTTTAGATGGTGGTTTAAAAATAGATAAATTTTCTACAGTGAACTTTGACCAACTGGACTTTGAAAACTCAATCGAAAGAATTCAAATTGATATGGCAAAAGCTATCGGAGTTCCTTATGTATTGTTAAAATCTGGTAATAACGCTAATATTGAAGCCAATCAAAAATTATTTTACTTACATACTGTACTGCCTATATTAAATCAATTTTGTTCAGCTTTTCAGCACTTTTTTAATGGTGGAGTTACCATACGCCCTGATAAATTATCAGTCCCAGCACTACAACCAGATAACAGAACGCAGGCAGTTTACTACTCTACTCTGGTAAACACTGGAATTATAACCCCAAATGAAGCTCGTGAAGGATTAAGATTTCCAAAATTAGAAGGAAATGATAGTATAAGAGTACCACAAAACATCACAGGTAGCGCGACTGATGCTACTCAAGGTGGAAGACCCCTAGAAGGGGAATCAGAAAACGAGGAAGTAACTGATGAATAAAACATTTTATCTAAATAGTGCTTTCGAAACAAAGAGCGTTAAAAAAGGAACTAAAGCTCTCAAGATTGCAGGTTATGCAAATACAACAGCAAAAGATCGTGCTGGAGATATTGTTACTGCTGAGGCCTGGGCAAAAGGCGTTGAGAACTTTAGAAAAAATCCTGTTATGTTATTCCAACATAAGCATGATTGTCCTATCGGTCGTATTGATAAAATTACAGTCGATAAAAAAGGTATCTTTGTTGAAGGCGCAGTTAGCGAAGCAGCAGAAAAGACTCATGGTGTACAAACCCTGATTCGTGATGGTGCTTTAAAAAGTTTTAGTGTAGGTTTTCGTGTTAAGGATGGCAAATATAACAGGGAAGATGACTCAATGATGATTACTGATGTTGAACTTCTAGAAATTTCTGTTGTTTCTGTCCCTTGTAACCAAGATTCACTATTCTCAATTCGTAAATCATTCGATTCAGATGATGAATTTAATGAGTTTAAAAAGTCTTTTAAAGAGGCTGACGAAAATGAAATCAAGATGATGCGTAAAATTAAAGCTGGAATTACTGACGTGAGCGAAGGTCATTATCATACCGTAGAAATGGATGATGCTGGCAATGGTGTAACCACATACGCATCGCATATGGCTAACCATGCTCACAAAATCATTGGAGGTGTTATGCTTGAGGCCGAAGGCCACACACATGAT